TCGCCAGCTGCGGAGAGCGCTGCCACTGCTGTAGCAGCGAGCAAGGCGTCCGAGTTGTCGTCGGTAGGTGCCGATTTGGTAGCGTAGCCGATTTCGACCTCTGCGGAGTTGCTTAGGCTCGCTGAACTGAGAACAGTCTCAACAACCACAGCACCCGAAGGGAGCTCAACAGCTTCGATAACGGAGGCGATACTCACAACACCAGTGGCGGTGTAAGCAAAGCGCTTGATGCGCACGCGAGCACCATCGTCGATGGGGCTCAGCGGATTATGTCCCTGACCACGCACTTGTGCGAGTTCGGTAGAGACTTCGGAGTAAACGATACTAGCCATAATATTTTATAGTATTGGGTTAATGTTGACTTACGCCTCTGTGCAGCGGATCTCACCAGCAACTTCACCCCACATGCGGGAAGAGCCGATAGTCTGCTTGTAGTAGATGTAAGGAGCTTTCTTCTTACCAGACAGGCGCCAGATGTCGCCAACCAGCTCTTGGCCGATTGTGAGCTTCTGTGCCGATGGCAAGGAGACGCGGATACGGCGCTCATCACCTACGATAGGGATGCGTTCGCTCATGCGGAAGTTGTATCCGAGGATACTGGTAGGATTACCATCAGCGAGACTCTTCTTAATAGAGAGGTCGAAGTTGATGATCTCGTCGAAGGCGAGGAGCTCCTCCCACTGGTGGGAAGTCATCACACAGTCGAGCTTGGTGTTCTCGTCGATTGCCTCAAGACGGAGCATTGTAGTGCGAAGCGCCTTGAGCTTGTCGATTGTGAGACCAAGTCCTGTTGCAGCTTCACCGAGAGTGAAGTTGGAACCAACAGACACGCCTTCATACTGACCCGACTTGAGCGTATAGCGCCCGCCTGTAGCTGTGATCTTGTTCGAGGAGCCGTTGCTGACTTCACCGACGGTGATCGTAGAACTGTCGAGGTCTGTAGGAGCCACGCAGTAGTTGATGACAGTGTCACCAGACTTGCCTGTGTACGCGGGAGCGTAGTAGCCTTCGTTGATGATGTCGTCACGTTTACGCTTACCTGACGCGAGCATCTTCATGGAGTAAGGATTCTTCGGGTCAGTGATGACACGCATGAGATCCTTCTCATCCACGATCTTACCGATGTCGTAAGACTTCAGTCCGATACGACGTCTGTCGTGTGGGATTTCGGATACAGGGTTATCGGAGTAACGAGTGTTATCCTCCTGCATTTCTTCCGCCTCGCCAATGCGATCCCAATACTGGTATTCACTGGCTTGCGATTCATGTTCGACCAACGGGTCGAGTTTGGACTCGGTTTGTTCAAAACCGAGCTGGAAACCTTCGCGAAACTGATTCACAAAACTGGTTTCGATGGATTCTGGAGTTCCTGGGTTCATAATATGTATAAATAGAAGTTGTTGCTCGGAGAGCTTCGTGCTCTGCGAAGTTTGAGTTTCGAGGAGCTGCCCTTTCGGACTCTTCTAGTCTTACGCTACCAGCGGCTGATTACAGCTTTCCAGAGACCCAAAAAGGGCTGTCTCTATAGAGGAGACAGCCCTAAATATGTTACGGAGTCAACCGTAGATAACTACAAAGCGTATTTTTTCTGGTAAAGCGCGGTACGCTGCTTCAGAAGGTCTTCACGTTTGAGTTTGTCCGCGATGGAGAGACCTCCTGGATCAGACATGATGACCTCGCTGTGCTGCATATCGAAGTCCTTAATCTGGGCTTGAATACCTGCAACAGTGTCCCCGCTGAAACCTCCGCCATTTCCACCTGATACCATTCCAGCATCTTGAACCAGTGGTGCAAGGGTATGGAACAGCTTCATGATTCCAGGATGGTTCTCCACGATAGGAGACCATTGGACGAGGTCACGTAGCTCAGGGACCTTATCGGCCAGAATCTCGAAAGCTTCATTGGCCGACTTATGGTTGAGCTCGTAGTTGTCTGCCCACTCGTTCTGGAGCTGTCGCTGCTGCGCGGTGACAGACTCCTTGATCTGGCCTTCCAGATCGCCGCTGGCACCGACGGTCTTGCCCGCCCACAGTTCACCAAGCTTATTGGCCTGCTGTGTTGAAAGGTTCAGCTGGTCGGCTACGGAGCGTAGCTCAGTGACGTCTGTCTCCGAGAGCTTATGTGCCACTGTCTCCTCCCCTTGGGCTACGTCATAAGACTCAGCAAAGGTATATGCGTCAGCGGTCTCTGGGCGGACATTTGAGTAGAAGTTCGTCCAGTCCTCATCACCCCAGTTCTCATTAGGTGCTTCGAGGCGTTTCTTACCGAGAGCGGACTGCGCGTTGAGCGTCTGATCCACCAGTGAACTGAAGTTCTTGGTGTCTCTGAAGATGCCAAGCTCCCGTTGCTCCTCGGGCAGCGATCCGACGAATGCCTTGAAGGTATCCTCGGAACCGAAGTCCATTGTTCCAGTGGGCGAAGCTGGAGCGGAAGCGGGGGTCCCCCCGCCACCGATGCCTCCAGTAGGTGCAGGTTCTCCTCCGCCTTCCTCTTCGCGTAAAATTGTATGTGGTCGTAGTAGCATGTTATTGGTCCTCTTCGATGATGTTAATTAGGTGCTGCGGATCTTCTTTCCCCAGCAGGTGTAGGTATGACATAGCGAGGCGACGTGTCGCCTCCGCTGCCGTGATCTCATAGGGGTCATGACTAAACCGCGAACGGGTCACTCCACAGTCCTTGAGAAATTGCTTGAAGAAGCGCTCACCGTGAGGGGTCTCCAGAATTGTCTGGAGGTCGTCCCGCATCTGGCGGCGTTTCTTGAGTCGGTCGAGTGTGTTCGTGATCTTCCCCATTACATCTGAAGCATAGCGCCAATGCCTTCAGGATCGGTCGCCTTGGCATCGGCTACGTCCTTGGCTGCTCCAGCCATTCCAGGGATATTGTCCATTGTCTGCTGCTGTTGTTCAGCTTCAGCACGTTCCTCGCGCATGCCGTTCACATCATCCTTTGGACGAACGATACGGCGCGTTACATTACGTAGACGGGCGATCTCCGCAAAGAGCTCATTATCGTCAATATTGTCCATGATCTCAGGCTTGGCCTGTGCCAGCGGAATGATATCTCCAAGCATTGCCGAGATGTTCGACATGCCTGTGGAATATTGCGCCTGTGCAGCAGGGCTCGTATAAACGATCTCCATATCATGACCCTGAAGAGAATCAGGGACAGGAGGGAGCTTGTTGCCCTTGTCCAAGAAGTCGAACTGCGCCTCGATACACGGGGCCAAGAACTCGTTCTCTTGACGAGACAGGAGAGGTCCGAGCTGCTGGAGCATCTGACCACGTTCGTCCTGAATCTCTAAAATAGTCTGCCGCTCCTTCTTCTGGTCACGGATGATCTGATCCACGAAGAACGCCTTCACAATAGTGTCGCGGTCCTGATTGATCATCTCCTGCGTGAGGTTCGGCTGGCTGCCCGATAGGACAGGTTCAGGGGCAGGTGCCCCTGCCTCGCGCCAAATCATCTGACGGCTGCCGTAGCTGAAGGGAAGCATGATTGTGTCTTCCTCCGCGGACAGTGGTGGAGCATTTGCGATCTCGGCACTCTTAATGAGCTCCTTGCGCATCTTGTTCACCATCTGGATCGTGCTAAGGCACGTCATCGCAGGGGATCGTCCGAAGACCTCGCCAGGAAGTTTCGCCCAGCGAGGTACAATGAACGGAAAATAGCTAAGTGTGCCTGAGCGTAGGATCTCCTTCAGCTCTTCACACCAGTATGTAAATTGGTAGGGCTTGCTTGCCCCAATGGTTCCGCCCTGCTTGGCGCGGACGTCCTGTGAGCGTTCAACGGAATACACCAGCTTGTAGCTGCGATCCCCTTGGCTCGGATCAAACCCTTCGCTGTTCACAATGTCAGGGAACGCTTGGATCATGGCCTTGGTGCGCAGGTTCTTGATGTAGTACATCGTATCCACGTCACCATCGTCGTTCGTATCGAACAGACCCATGGATAGCGGAATCGCCTTATACTGCGAACCTTTCGCAGAGCGCTGGTTGTACAGGATTGCAGTCCCGTAGGAACCTTGGTCCATGTAGACCTCATGCCCCGCTTCGTAGAACCCTGTCTTAGGGATCGAGAAACTGTGGCTGATCATGTCGGAGACCTGCTCCAGATAGATCAACTCCTCGTCACTAAGCTCAGAGCTCGGACGCCCCGAGGGCTTCAAATATGCCCACCGTGTAGATTTCGGCATCAGGTAGCTACACATACCGTTGGCGAACATCTGGTTCGCCCAGACCGCCGTATCATCAAACTTATACTTCGACCCGTCATCCTGCGAGGTCCCAGCCTGCTTCGTTGAATTGTCGAAATTCGCGCCGTTCGGACGAACTAAGCGCTGAATTGACTCAAGCGTAGGCTGGATTCCCGAGCGCAGCATGCGCAACTCCTCCAGCCTTTCGGCTAGACGGAGTCGCTCAGGGGTCATTGTAAAGTTAGATGCCACTTCCTAGAGATTTCTTCTTCTTATCACGGGTGTCCGTGACAGGCGTTGTCTTCTTGGTCCGTTGGACCTGAGTCGGATTCACCACAGCTGCGGCTTTCTTCGCCTGCTTGATTGGCTGGCGGGCCACTGGAGCTGGAGGCGGTGGTGGGGGTGGTGGTGGAGGAGGCGGTTTCGGTTTCTTTGGTTTTGAGCCCATGACGATTCAGTAGTTTAAGTAGTCTCGCAGTGGGCAACAATCGCATTGCCCGTTTCGTATCCTTTGCATGGCGGGAAAAGCCGACGTAGTCAAGCGGATAAGGCATCAAACGTGCAAATAAAGACCCCGCATCCTCGTCCGTGGAGCTTGCATACACCACATACCAATAAGGCTCCCGCTTCCGCGGATCATGGGAGCAGGGGTCCCACCTCGTCTCCTCATGCACCAGCAAGATATACCCTGGGCCAAAGAACGTGTAGCGCTTCGCCTCGGGGAAGAAACTGATATAGTGGTCCAACAGCTCAACGAAGTCCTCCCCGAAGCTGTGATACAGAATCACAGCTCGGTCCATGGGCGTCAGATCCTTGGGCGGGGCGATCTTTTGGGTTATAGAGATACGTCCACCTCCTTGTACTGAGCGTTCTTCCTAGTAGATGCATCGTTCTCACCCTTGGTCTGCTTGAGACCACAGGCCAAGGTACGGAAGGCGTCCGCCCCGTGCGAGGCGGCATCGTGGACGGGGGACTTCTTGAACACATTCTTCGAGCTGTCGAACTCCTTATGATAACTTTTCATGTGCTCAATACCCATGTGACAGGTATCCTCTGCAAACCAGCAGGTCGGCAGGACCGTGCGGACCGCCTCGATCCCGTCCTGCACACTCATCCTCTTCACCTTGGTGAACCTGAGACCCAGCTTCCGCGCAGTCTCCAATCG